CCTTGCACGCAAGGAGAACGGCTACACACTCAGTCAGCGCGTGTACCGCAACCGAGCGCTGAGCCAGGGCACCGTCGACAAGACCATCAACAACGGTCTGTTGCTCGGCAAGACACCGCGTGAGATAGCCAAGGACGTCAAGAAGTACATCGACCCTGCGACGCCTGGCGGTGCCTCATACGCAGCGATGCGGCTCGGACGCAGTGAGGTGCAGAACGCATTCCACTTCAACTCCACGAAGCAGTACCAAGAATCCCCATGGGTAGAACGTGTCCTGTGGACGTTGAGTGGATCACACCCTGAGCCTGACGAGTGCAATGAGTACGCCGACAGCGTGCACTTCACGGGCGGTCGTGCCGGTGAGTTCCGGCCGGACGATCTGCCGGCCAAGCCGCACCCTCAGTGCTTGTGCTACACGGACCCTGTGGCAATGGACATTGATGAGTACGCACGCCGGTTCCATTCCGGTGAGTTCGATGATTACATCGACAAGCAGATGGGATGCGAACGTGGCTAGTGTGACATGTCCTACTCCTCAGCCTCTACACAGATCCGACGCCAGGATTGCTCTGGCCAAGGTGCGTCGTGACATGCCCTCCCTCAGCCCTGAGGCGCAGCGTCGTGAGGCGGTACGGGTCGCCGAGAGCACTACCGAGGCATTCAATTCCGCCATGGGCGACTGACCATTGCGGTAGGCTCGCGTTGTCCCGATCCCCAGTAAAACAAGGAGATGTGATGACGCTCAGAGGGCCCATCGCTCCGTCGATCATGAAGAAGCACCCACTCACGGGTGAACCCATCGAGCCGGTGGGCGTGGTCGGCAACAAGATCGTCTGGCCGTTCATGGGTGGCGCGCCCACGGACGACGAGGACGACGATGACGACCAGGACGACGACGGCGACAGTGGCGCCGACGGCAAGAAGGCTGACGACGACGACGGAGACAGCGGCTCCGACGACGACGGCAGTGACAAGGTCAGCCGCGCCGACCTTGTGGCGCTTGAGAAGCGGATGAAGGCTGCCGACAGGCGGGCTGAGGCCGCAGAGAAGGCGCTGAAGGAGAAGACCGATGCAGAGAAGGGCGAACTCCAGAAGGCACAGGACGACCTCAAGGAAGTCCAGGCCGGTCTGGAAGACGCCCAGAAGGTGATCCAGAGCCTGCGGCTCGAGAACGCCTTCCTGACGGCGAACAAGCACACCTGGCACGAGCCCGAGACCGCGCTCAACCTCGCCCAGTCGGCCGGATATCTGGACGACATCATGGACGAGGACGGCAAGGTCGACAAGCCCGCACTGACCAAGGCGCTGGACCGTCTCGCCAAGGACAAGAAGTACCTGGTGAAGACGGACAAGAAGGAGAAGGACGACGAGGACGCCCCGCCCAGCGGGCAGGCGTCGGGTGGTCGCTCCGACAACGCCAAGGACAAGAGCGCCAGGCAGCAGCAACTCCGTGGCCGGTTCCAGTCCCTCAACCGATAGCCTGTACTGCATGGGCGATCGTTCCCTCTGAACAAAGGAAAGGCAAGATGGCTCGCATCGACAAGTACGACCCGGTGAGCGGTGGTTTCCGCGCTCGCCTGGGTTGGGCTCCTGTCGCTGGCGAGGTGGGTGACATCATCGCCGTCGTCATCAACGGCACAGGGCTCGCGGTCAAGACGACCGACGCCGTGTCCTGCGATGGCGTGGTGTGCATGTCCTCGCTCCTCTCGCTCAACGACCCGGTGGACATCATGACGGACGGTGAGATCGTGGACGTGTCCGCGACCGCCGACAACGTCACTGGTGCCGCCGCTGGTGCCCGTGCCTTCTCGAACACGGGTGGCGCCGTGTTCGCGACCGCTCCCGCTGCTGGTGTCAACGGCACCCGCATCGGACGATTCGTGGAGGCCTGGCGACTCATCGTCCGCGTCTCCCCGGTGCAGGGGTGATGACATGAGCACCATGACCAAGTCCCTGCCGGTCTACGGCACCCTGCCGGCCTCGATGTTCCTGTCCCGCAACGGCGGTCGTCTGCCCGTCGCCAAGGGCATGGAGCGCATGGACCTCCGCTCGCTCGGCCTCGTGCCCGGCATCGGCGGTGGCGACCGTGGCTACAACGCGCAGGGTGACATCGTCACCCAGACCCTGGACGCCGTGCCGCTGAACGACCTGTGGCGCGACTACCAGGACATGCTCAAGGAGTTCAACGCCAAGCGCGACGTGCTCCTCAACTTCCTCACCTGGCGCACCACCAAGGCCAAGGAGGACGACATCAACCGTGACGGCGCGCTGGTCGACTTCGAGGAGTCGACGGAGTACGGCGAGCCGGTCGGCGTGCGGCCGCGCATCCCCACCACGCAGTCGCTCGGCTACACCTTCAAGTGGTACGACGTGGCTGCCCGCTTCACCTGGCAGTTCCTCGCCAACGCGGAGGCGCAGCAGGTCGACACCATCGCGGACCAGGTCGCGGAGGCCGACAACCGCAACCTGTTCAAGCAGGTCATGACCGCATTCTTCAACCCGGTGCGGCGCGTGAACCGTGAGGGTCTCAACGTCTACCCGTTCTATGCGGGTGCCGCTGGTGACCTTCCGCCGGCAGTCGGCAGCACCACGTTCGCCGACAACCACAACCACTACGTGACCACCAACTCGGCCACGTTGACTCCGGCTCACCTGGAGTCGCTCCAGAACCTCGTGCGCGAGCACGGGTACAAGCGGTCCAACGGGTACACGCTGATCGTGCTCATCAACGACAACGACCCGGTGGAGAACCGCATCCGCCAGTTCCGCAGCATCGCCAACAACAACGGTGTCGCGGACGCCACGCACGGCAACTTCGACTTCGTGCCCGCGCAGGGTACGTCGCCGCTGCTGCTGCCGACGGACGTGCGGCTGGACGACAACGGCGTGACCCGTCCTCCGGCCACCATGGCCGGCATGGAGGTCGTGGGTGCGTACTCGGAGATGATCTTCGTCAAGAACGAGTTCATCCCCGCGAACTACATGGCGCTCTTCGTGACGGGCGGCGAGTTGAACATCGCCAACCCCATCGCGATCCGCGAGCACCCGCAGCAGGGTCTCCGTGGTCTGCGTCTGGTCAAGGGCAAGACGCCCGATTACCCGCTGATCGACTCGTTCTGGAACCACGGTTTCGGGACGGGCATCCGTCGGCGCGGTGCCGGTGCCGTCATGCAGATCGTCGCGTCCGCCACGTACACGGCTCCGGCCCTGTACAACGCCTTCTGATCCCCAGCGGGGGAAGCCTGATCGGGATGGGGTCTTGGCTTCCCCCGCTGGCAAGGCCTGAACACGAGAGATGTGAGGAACATGACGGAGAAGTACGAGAGCGCGGAGGAGATCTCCGCACGATGGAACAAGCCCACCACCACGGGCACCGTCGCCATCATGGCGGGCGGTGAGGTGCCGTTCGGTGAGAACCGTGCGACCGCATCGTCCGAGATGTCCGGCGAGGACGGCTCGTCCAGCCGGTTCGACGCGCAACTTCCGGCGGGCGTGGACACGCTCACCACCGAGGACCTGGAGGCGGAACTCGCTCGCCGCCAGGCAGCGGCTGAGGAGGAGCAGGACGCCGACAGCGACGAGGAGCTGAAGGGGCAGGCTCTGAACGACGCCCTGGAGGCTCGCGGCCTCAGCAAGTCCGGTTCCGCGGAGGAGAAGCGCCAGCGTGTGCGCGACTACGACGCCGAGCAGGACGACGACGAGGACGAGGACGACGAGGACGACTGACGTCCTCAGAACTCCCTTGCAGGACAGGAGACCCGAGCCCTCTTGCGGTGGGCTCGGGTCTTCTTGCGCCGGTAGAGTTTCGCCAGGAGGTTGACCATGGCTACGGAAGACACGCTGGCTCGTCTGCGCAGGATGACGGGTGAGAGCGACCCCGACACGACCGCATACACCGACACCGAGTTGGAGCAGATGCTCGATGAGCACAACAGCGACCTGAACCTCGCTGCGAGCCGCATCTGGGGCGAGAAGGCGAGCACCTACGCCGATCTCGTGAACACAACGGAGGCTGGGAGTTCTCGAGCCAACAGCGATCTGTTCGCACACGCCAAGCAGCAGCAGGACTACTTCAACAGCATCAGCGACAGCGGCGTCGTCACCACCACCTCATCGACCACTCGACGGATCACGAGAATCTGATGCGCGGGCAGTCCGTTCTCCGCAAGCAGACTTCTCAGTTCATCGCTGAGAATCCGACCGACGTGGTGATCACCAGGCAGGTCATGAAGGACGACGGCGCTGGCGGCTCGATCCCGGACGGCCCTCCCTCCTCGCTCGACCCGCAGCGCGTGCGCGTTGTGATCAAGAGCCTCAACCAGCAGATCGAGTTCCGCACCGTCGAGGGCGAGGTCCTCAAGCCCGAGTACAGCATCGTGGGCGAGTACGATGCAGACATCAGGGAAGGGGATTCCTTCACCTACGACGGCAACCGCATCGAGGTCGTGTTTGTGTTCAGCATTGGCGACTATGAGCGGCGGGCAGAGGCGGTGCGTCGTGGCTGAGTGGTCCCTTGAGGGCGACCTGGTGACCCGGCTGAACCAGTTCGGTCCGAAGTCCAAGCGCGCCATGGTCGCTGGCGCAAACATCACCAAGACGCAAGCCATCTCTCACATGCGCTCAACTGCGCCATGGACCGACAGGACGGGTGCCGCTCGCTCAGGACTCAATGCGGAGGTGCAGGTCGAGACCAACGCGGTCGCGCTGATCCTGTTTCACTCAGTTGCATATGGCATCTACCTTGAGGCACGCTGGGGCGGCAAGTACGCCGTGATCCGCCCGGCCCTGGGTCCGATGTCGCAGTTGATGGTGACCAACATAGGGAAGTTGCTGTTCACATGAGGACATGGATCGTCAACCGAGTCAAGGCACTGGCATCTCTGCCGGGCGGCATGGCGCAACGGGTCATCTCAAGCGGCAATGCCAACAACCCGGTGCCGCCATTTATCGTCGTGTCGATGGGTAATGAGCAGACGCCGCTCGGCATGCCAGCGTCGAGCCGTACCCAGGAAATCCCTGTCGACATATGGGTGCATGACCGCCCAGGCTCGATGGTGGCCATTGACGACGCGTGCGTCATTCTCAAGGACAACATCCCGTACCATGACGGCCTGGTCGTCGGCGGCATGAGCATCCTTGATCTCAAATGGGAAGACACGAGTGCTGATGCATTCGATGACCACTACGGAACGAACACTCGTCGGGTGTCCTTCCGTGCCACGACTCGTCGGTAGAGTTCCGGCGAAATGAAAGGAGGTGAGAGTCGATGGCTCTCACACTGATCAGGTACAAAGGCCTGAGCGACGTTCGCATCATCTCCAAGAAGGACCTGGGTGACGTCGAGGTCTACCTGGACTCGGGCCTGCGCTGGGACAGGCAGAACCTGTGGAAGCAGTACGTGCAGGACCCGTCGGACGAACTCCTGGAGTTGCTCAAGAACGAGGGCACCTTCATCGTGGAGGAGGTCAGCGAGGAGGACGGCAAGTCCGTCAAGCAGACCATCGTCCAGAACGACACGTCCAAGGCGGACGACACGGGCCGGCAGGTCATCCAGGGCACCCCACCCACGGGCCGCACCGGACGCGGCTCGTCCACCGCTGGGTCCTGACCGATGGCCGTCGAACTGCGTTGCGGCAAACGGCTGCACGGAATCCTCACCGATGATGGGGTTCTCGAGGTCAGTTGCCGATCAGCGCTGTGCGGACACCGCGATGGCATCGTGGTGATCCACAAGTTCGACGCGTCCACTGGTGAGTTCCTCGGCACCAAGAAGTACCGTGACACCCCAACAGTGAAGGAGCAAGGCGATGCCTTGGGATAACGCACTGCCGTTCGGCATGCGAGACACGAGACTGACGCCGTACACCACGGCGCTTCTCACGACGCTCGGCACGGGCGTCGACCAGCCCAACGCGAGGACCCTGTCCTTCTCGGAGTCCGAGGACTACGAGGAGTTGCGAGGCGACGACAAGGTCATCGCCATCGTGGGCAAGGGCGCCAGCGTCGAGTGGGAGATGGAAGCAGGCGGCATCTCCGTCCCCGCGTACAAGACCATGAACGGTGGCACGACCGTGACGACGGGCACGACACCGGCGCAGGTCACCACCTACACCAAGAAGGTCACGGACGCTCGTCCGTACTTCAAGGCAGAGGGCCAGTCGATCTCCGACAGCGGTGGCGACTTCCACGTGAACCTGCTGCGCGCTCGCGCCAGCAACTCGCTGGAGGGTGAACTCGGTGACGGCGCGTTCTGGCTGACGTCAGCCAGCGGCGTGGCGCTGCCGGCTCTGCTCACCGGCAAGGTCGACGTGCTC